ATTGATGCTGAAATTGCACAGCATGAAAAGTTAAAAGTCTATGACGAGCAAGCGGCATTGATTAAAAGTCTTAATAAAGAAAAGGCTACATTAGAAACTGCTGTAATGCAGGCAGACAAGACTGTACGAAAGTATCAAAAAGAAGTAGAACAACTAGCACACAAAACTTGCCCTGCTTGTGAACAAGAACTGCACGATCACAAACACGAGGAAATGATTAAAGCGGCAGAGAAAAATCTAGCCGATGCAGATACATACTTGTCCAAGGTAGCGGGAGACCTCGAGTTGATTATTAAAGAACTTGAGTCTATTGGTGACATCAACGGTCGTCCACAGACTTTCTATGACACACTAAACGAAGCCTATAACCATAGGTCAAACTTAGAAAGTCTTGCTATACAATTAAAAAATAAACAAGAAGAACGCGATACTTACCAAGAGCAGATTACTGAATTAGAAAATACTGCACTTCAAGAAGTAGCGTGGGACTCTGTTAACAGTTTAAATTTAATGAAAGAACATCAAGAGTTCTTGTTAAAACTGTTAACTTCAAAAGATTCGTTTATTCGTAAGAAGATTATCGATCAAAACCTTGCTTACTTGAATAACCGTCTGACTTATTACCTTGATAAGGTGGGTCTACCTCACACCGTTGTATTCCAAAATGACCTAACGGTAGAAATAACCCAACTCGGGCAGGATTTAGATTTCGATAACCTGTCACGAGGAGAAAGGAATCGCTTAATCTTAGGATTATCTTGGGCGTTCCGTGATGTCTGGGAAAGTTTGTATCAGAACATCAATCTCTTATTCATAGATGAACTTATCGATAGCGGTATGGACGCCAACGGCGTTGAAAACTCTCTGGGCGTCTTGAAGAAGATGGGCAGAGAACGTAATAAGAACATCTATCTAATTTCTCATAGGGATGAATTAGTGGGTCGAGTGAACAACGTGCTCAAGGTAATAAAAGAAAACGGGTTCACAAGTTATGCTAACGACATAGAAGTTTATGACTGACGACATTAAAGACGACACTCATGACTCGTTAGTCAAAGCGTTTATCGAATATTCACGCTGGAACGAACGATTTGAACGTTATGGATACTTTGCATCCAGTCAGCAGGCTCGCGAACATCTGCGAGCCATACGTGATTTATGTACAAAAAGGCGAATGGAAATACAGGCACAGAGGCGATTAAACAAAGAGGCCAAGACGAAGCAGGATGATTCAGAATAACTGGTATATATGTGCATGTCGTGGCACTATCAAAATACATTAGTTGAAGAAATTCCTGAAGGCGTTATAGGCTTCGTTTATCTCATCACTAATAATCAATCTGGACAGAAATACATAGGCAAAAAACTAGCACAGTTTAAGCGCACAAAACCACCACTCAAAGGCAAAAAACTCAAAAGACGTAGCACAGTAGAAAGCGATTGGCGCGAATACTGGGGCTCATCTGAGAGACTACAAGCAGACGTCCACGCACTAGGTCCAGAAAAATTCACACGAGAAATACTTTATTTTTGCAAATCCAAGGCAGAAATGTCTTATCTAGAGGCAAGAGAGCAGTTCGAACGCAGAGTTTTAGAAACTGACGACTACTATAACGGCATTATTAACGTTAGAGTAGGCGGATCAAATATACTAAGACAGCGTTTACAGGAACAAGCACAGGCAAAATCAAACGGTTAATGGCTAGCGCAGGCTAAATTCGTGCGCTCTATACCTGGACCTCGGGTCGCAGGGACGGAATTCTCTTGCCGTTAAGAGTACTCAGCAACTATCCTTAACAGGACGAGGATCGCAAATTGCCGCGGTTTTGCTGTTTTAAGAAGAAAAGGCTCAAGGAGAGGAGAAAAACCTCACGTAAGCAAGTATGATAGCAGATATTTGTTTACCGCCGTTGTGATAAGACGGAGCTCGTGGTACCGGACAACCGCCACTGTAATGCTCTACTGCTGTGTGACATTGTGCAACTCAGATAATGTTTTTACTTTGCCCTGTGCGGGCGAAGTGTGACTGAACAATCTAGATAATATTTAAAGTGCTTCGCACTTAATAGTGCTCTATCATTAAAAGAAAAGAAATAGTTCGAGCGAAGCGATGAACAGATGAACGTAGTGAATCTTGAAGTATTAGAAAAAGGGTAATCCTGATTTCTTAGTAGTTTCTAAATTCTCTTTAATAATGTTTGATATGATTTCACGATCTTCATAGGATAATGCAAATGCTTCATCTATGGTGATGCTACCTCTCATATACCAGCACAATTTAAATAATTCAGTTCTTACAGATTTTGCTTCTTTATCTAGCCCCTCAACTACTCGTAGTGCTTCATCGAGTGTTAGGCTGAAGAGCTTTACACGAAAAAATTTGAAGAGTCCAATCCAATAGGAGTTTCGAATTCAGCAGGAGCACCTTGAGCTTGTTCTTCTAAGGTCGTTTGAATTTTAAATGAAGGCATTTGGAACTTGATGCGTTGAGTTTCCAAGTGGTCAATGATTTTACTGTAAAACTCTTTATCAGCATTATCGATAAACTCTTTGATAAACACAGGATCCGATACTTCTCCTTCAGGAGTAATAATTTTAACCAGTCCATTGGCCACAGACTTCATAGTAATTTCGGTTAATGCTTTGAAACTCTTATTAAACTGTGCAATCTTTTGTTCTTCTGTGAGCTCTTGACTGTTGACAATAGTAAAGATTCTTTGTTCTTCTAAACTCTTTAAAGAACTCTTTGTAAATTCTTCATAAGATAGTGGACGCAAGAATGCAGTTAACTCGTCATTAACTTTTACTTCAGGGTCAAATGTGGCTTCTAGCAGTTTATCTAATGCTAATCGCAGATCAGTAGTATATGTTTTTGTTTCTAACGTGTTGGGAATAGCAATATCTACATCAATTTCTTCGCCATATGTTGCTATACGTATGGCAATTAAGATAGCATCTATGTCAATGCTAGGGATTGCCCAAGCATTTTTAATATTAGGCATACAACTTTGAATAACATCAACGGTGCTTTGTCCGTTTAGTAATGCGTCGGGCGTTTTGATCGAGATTTCATCTCTAGCAGTCATAGCATACACAGGGAATTCCATATTCTGTGTAAGTTCTAATGTGCCTGGCGGATAAAAGTTTCCAGAACTAGGCAAACGAACATACAGTTTCGGCTGTCTAAAGTACTTCTTTAACGGGTTTTGAGGTACTGCTACTTGATTTTCCATGTGTTTTTACTCCAACTAAATAGTATACTGCTGTGTCATTATATTTATATGCGCAGTTTTTGATGGAAAAATTATGCCAGTAAAAGCCCTGGTTCCCGGAGTGGGAACAATTATTGTAGAAAATGCTGCCGAAGACTCAACCCTTAGACAGATACTCGCGGCAATAAACAAGAACGGAATCCCCGGAGGTGGCAAAACTGGTACCACCGCTGAAGCACCTGCCGGTGCGCCTACTACTAAAGAGCAAGTTGACAAGCAGTTAAAACAAGGCGCCGCACGAGAAGAAGAACTCAAAGCCAGAATGAAAATAGCCGGCGATGCTGTTGCACTTGGCGCAGACTCGTTTGCTAAAACTTTTTCAAATACCACTCCTACAATTAAAGACTTTTCAGGTGTGCTGGCACAGATGCCGGGTGCTAATATTGCAGGTGTTAGAGATTTAGTTAACCAATTTGGCGGTACATTAGAAGATCAAATACAAATTTTTAGAACACTTAGTGGTTCAGGCATAGATCTAGGTGATTCATTATTACAAGCACAACTATCAGCAGGAGAAGCAAGACTTCCTTTAGAAATTTTTGGAAGAACAGTCAAAGACAACAGTCAAATGTTAGCCATGGCATTTGGTACTGCTACTGCGGGTGCTACTAAGTTTGCTGAAACACAAGGTAAGTTCATGGCACAGAGCGGTCAAAAATTTGCCGCTCTTGGATTCAGTATGGATGAACTAGCAACATATAATGCTAGTTACATGGAACAACAACAACGTGCAGGTCGTCTGACAAGAATGAGCACAGACGAAATTGTTGCAGGTCAAGAACGCTATAATCAAGAACTAGATAGATTATCAAAAGCAACTGGATTGTCTAGACAACAAATAGACGAAGCAAATAAAGCATCGCAACGTGATGCTAGAATGAAATTGGCTTTAGGTAAATTAGATGCCGATCAGCAGGCTGCTGTTAATGCAAAAATTAAACAGTTGGAACAATTAGATCCAACTGGCAAGATGGCCGCAGGCTTTAAAGATATTATTGCCGGTGGTGGAGTTGCTGTAACTGCTGAAGCAAGACAGTTTGCACTAACAATGCAGTCAGCAGGAGTAGATGCAGGCAAGATGGGTAGAGATATTTTCAATGGATCTAAAACAGCCATCGATGATATGAATGCTGGATTTAGTAAAGCAAGCAAAAACAGTCAAAATATTTCAGAAGGTGAAAGAAGAACCGGTGCTGCCATGGCTACTATGGGTCAGTTCACTCCAATGTTAGGCAAAGCCATATTACAAGGTATGCAAGATTCTTCTAAGGCCGCAGAAATGGCCAAGCAAGAACAAGAGAAACGTTTGGCCGCTGCCAAGACAGACCCAACAAGAGCAGTAGCCGGGTTGGATCAGACATTAACCAATGTACAAAATTCATTTAAGAAATCATTTATTGAAAGCGGAGTGCTAGATTTAACTGCTAAAGGATTAGAAAAAGCCGCAGGTGGTGCAGAAGCCGCGGCTAACAAGTTTGCCGCTGTAGATCCTGCCGCAAGAATTCCAGTATTGTTTGGAGCCGCCCTAGGTAAAGTAATTGCAGAAGAAATGATTAAAGCAGGAGTAGGCGCTGCCATTGGAGCCGCTGGTGCCAAGGCCGCAGGCGTAGATGCTAAGAGATATGAAGAGCTGAAAAAAGGTGCAGAACCTAGACCGGGTGATACTAAAGCACCTAAAGGTGAACCAGTTAAACCTGGATCTGCCACCAGTGCCGCAGACGACCTTGCAAAAGCAGAACAAAAAATGGCTGGCCTACCAGGCAGAATTAAATGGTTTGTTGCCGCATTAGCAGGCGGTGCAGGTCTTGTTGCCTTCAAAGATGAAATTGTAGATTTTGTAACTCCAGATTTTTTAAAGTCTAGTACATATAAAAATGCCGCAGATGCGCAAGCAGAACGAAATAAAAATGCAGTGCCAGGTGCAGAAATTCCAAAGGCAAATGCACCTAAGCCTCCTGAACCACCCGGTGCAGAGCCAATAACAAAACTAAATCAAGAAATCGATGCACTAAAGACCGCATTGAAAGATGTCGATTATTCAAAATTAATGTTTCCAGATGCAGTTGGGTCAAGTATTGACTCAGGAGTTATTAAGTTAAAGAATCTTCGTGAAGAGATTTCTACAACAACTAGTGCATTTAAAGATTTGAATAATGCAAAGTTAGATCAATTGAACACTAATATCAACAAACTTAGCGACACCATTAAAAGTTCAATGAAACCAGAACAAAAAGAAGGTAACGGCAACGTAAAAGTATCAGATGCGTCCAGCAAAGAGATGGTAGACCTGCTAAATCAGTTAAATATGACTATGGGCCAGATGGTATCACAACAGTCAGACGCTGTGGATTATTTGAGCAAAACAGCCAAATACACTAGACAAACTTCAAATAATAGTGCATAATAGGAATTAATAATGAGTTGGAAAAGACATTTCTCTCCAGTAACAACAGGCAACGTTAGCCCGATATCCGGTGCAGGCGGCAAGCCTGGTCCTGCACGTTCCAACTATAGTTCTTATCTTCCAGATGTTTATACTGGTAGTCCGAATCGTGTTGAGCGTTATATGCAATACGACACAATGGATTGGGACAGTGAAGTTAATGCCGCACTGGACATTCTTGCAGAGTTTTGCACACAGAAAAATAAAGAAAACGGTACACCGTTTACACTTAATTTCAGAAATCGTGCTACTAATTCTGAAATTAAAATTCTAAAAGAATACCTGCAACAGTGGAGTAAGTTACAGAAACTTGACACACGTATGTTCCGTATTGCACGTAACTTGTTCAAATACGGCGATGGATTCTTTGTACGCGATCCAGAAACACAGAAGTGGTATTATGTTGATCCAGGCAAAGTAGTTAAAATTATTGTCAACGAGAGCGAAGGTAAGAAGCCTGAGCAGTATGTTGTCCGTGATTTAAACATTAATTTACAGGATTTAGTTGTAACACAGATTAATCCTAATACACAAAATCAGCAACCAGGTGGTGCCGCATATACACAAGGCGGCAGTGGTGCTCGTGGCATGACTGGGTCTTATCCTCAGCAGTCAGGTACACGTTTTAGCAAGACTCAAAATGAATTTGCTATCGACGCTAAACACGTTGTTCACTTATCATTAAGCGAAGGCTTAGACAACAATTATCCTTTTGGTAATTCACTATTAGAATCTGTTTTTAAAGTTTACAAACAGAAAGAATTACTGGAAGATGCTATCATTATCTATCGTATTCAACGTGCTCCAGAGCGTAGAATTTTCTACATTGACGTAGGTAACATGCCTAGTCACTTGGCCATGAGCTTTGTTGAAAGAGTTAAAAATGAGATTCATCAACGCCGTATTCCAAGTAGTACAGGCGGTGGTAGTGCTATTGACAGCGCATACAATCCTTTAAGTATTAACGAAGATTACTTCTTCCCACAGACAGCAGAAGGACGTGGTAGTAAAGTTGAAACATTGCCTGGCGGTACTAACCTAGGTGAAATTGACGACTTAAAGTATTTTACTAACAAGTTAATGCGAGCTCTGCGTATTCCTAGCAGTTATCTGCCAACAGGCGCAGATGATAGCCAAGCGGCATTTAACGATGGACGTGTTGGTACAGCATACATTCAAGAATTACGTTTTAACAAGTATTGCGAACGCTTACAAGGCGCAATGATTGAAACATTTGATACAGAATTTAAATTATTCTTGTATAACAAAGGTGTTAACATTGACTTTAGTTTGTTTGATATTCGCTTCCAAAGCCCACAAAACTTTGCCGCTTATCGTCAAGCAGAACTAGATAATCAACGTATTGCTACATTTGCACAGGTAGTTGCACTACCATTTATTGCTAAACGCTTTGCATTAAAACGTTTCCTAGGTATGACAGATGAAGATCTGGCAGAAAACGAACGTCTATGGAAAGAAGAAAGCGGTATGGCTAAATCTACTGCTATGGATGCTGCCGGTGAATTGCGTACCGCAGGTGTAAGTCCTACAGGTATCGCCGCAGATGCTAGTGCAATGGCAGGCGAAACACCAGCACCAGACGGTATGGCTCCTGAAGCAGGAGCAGAAGGTGCGGCACCTGGCGCAGAAGCCGCTCCAGCCGCTCCACCAGCATAAATAAAATTATGATCCTACGCGAACTATTTTATTTTAATCGTGAAACTGCTGAACTAGAGCAGGATGACAAGTACATGGCAAGCCGTGATACTGATGTCCTTAATGGTTTAGAAGACACACGCAAAACTCGTTTAACTCTTGGTCAAATCAACGAGTTACGTAGAGCATCTGACCAACACGTCAAAGAAACTCAAGCAGAGCTAGAATTTATCGCTCGAATGTACGCGGCACCTCCACCGGCCGCTTGATAAATTAATACATGAATCACGCCTTTGTGTTAGGCAATGGTCGTAGCCGTATGGCCATTGAACCTAACAGACTAAAAGCTCTTGGCAAATTATACGGCTGTAACGCATTATACAGGGACTGTGACCCAGATTATCTAGTGGCAGTAGATGCCAAAATGGTGCTGGAAATAACAGATAAAGCAGTACATAGACGTATCCCAGTATGGACTAACGTCAATACAAAACTTAAAAATATCTACGATTTAAACTTCTTTAACCCTTCTAAAGGTTGGAGTAGTGGGCCTACAGCACTATGGTTAGCCAGTACACATGGCTATGACACAATCTATATTTTAGGATTTGATTATAAAGGAATCAATGAGAAACTAAACAACGTTTACTCGGATACTCCTAACTACAGACGCAGTACAGAGCCTGCAACGTTCCACGGCAACTGGCAAAGACAAACCGAATCTGTGATCAAAGAATTTCCTAACACTAAATACATTAGAATTACTGAACCTGGTGCATTAGAGTTCGGGTGGCAGAAATACAAGAATTATAGTACAATGACGTATGAAGAATTTAAGTCTGTGATATTTTACTAAAATTTCGTATTTTGAACCGGTTTGCACCGGTTTTTTTATGTACATAGTAAATACATCGACAGCCTTGCGGGTGAATAACCCCATCACAATATATAGGAGAACATAAATGACTGATCGCGCAAAGTTCGAGCAGATGCTTGAATATCTAATTAATGAAGACAAATCAAAAGCCGAAGAATTGTTCCACGAGCTAGTGGTAGCAAAATCTCGCGAAATTTACGAAAACTTGTTGGACGATGATCTACAATTTGATCAACCAGCAGAAGAAGCATTCGGTGCAGAAGCCGTTGATGAGCCAGCAGACGACTTGCTAGGCGACATCGATGCAGACGAAGAGCCAACAGATGGTATGGACGATATGGAAGGTGGCGATGAAGAGCCAGCAACTGTAGGCGATCTAGACCTAATGAAACAAGACATTATCGATGCACTAACCGCAGAATTTGAACAAATGATGGGCGGTGACAAAGGTGAAGAAGGCGGCGATGAATTCCCAGCAGGTGGTTCAGACGAAGGCCCAGAAGCACCAGAAGGTGAAGAAGGCGACGAAGAAGAAACTAAAGAAGACTTCGTTGTAGAATACGTAGAAAAAGTAAGTGCTCCAAAGCACGGTGACGACGGTGCTAACACTAAGTCAATCGTAGCAAAGCCAAACAATATGGGCGGCGCTAACATGATGTCCGGAAAGCGTGAAGCAGACGGCAAAGGCGGCACACAAGGTGGTTTAGCAAATCCATCAACAAAGGATTTGAATTCAGGTAACGTTAATGTACCTGGTTCAAAATCTGCAACAAAACTAAGTAGCGTAGCGAAAGGTCACGGAGCAGAGAAGAAAGGCGCAGGCGAAAGCGGCGCTGATACCAAGAGTATCATTGGTAGCAAAGGTTAATTAGGGTCCAATCTAGATGAGTAATTTCTACTTACGTGAGAACCTAACATTCGACCAAGCCCGAATGGTTGTGGAGTCGGATGGCGACGGAGGCAAGAACCTTTATATGAAGGGCATTTGCATCCAGGGCGGCATTCGTAACGCAAATCAGCGTGTGTATCCTGTGAGCGAAATCGGCAGGGCTGTCAAAACACTAAACGACCAGATCACTGGTGGATATTCAGTTCTTGGCGAAGTAGATCATCCAGACGATTTAAAAATTAACCTAGACCGTGTAAGTCATATGATCACAGAAATGTGGATGGATGGCCCTAACGGTTACGGTAAACTTAAGATTCTTCCAACCCCAATGGGACAATTAGTGAAAACTATGTTGGAGTCGGGTGTTAAGTTAGGAGTTAGTTCGCGCGGATCCGGAAACGTCAAAGAAGACGGATCCGGTGAAGTGTCAGATTTCGAGATTATTACAGTAGATGTAGTAGCTCAACCATCAGCCCCGGGTGCGTATCCGACGCCCATTTATGAACATCTCATGAATAGCAAGGGCGGATATAAGGCACTAAGAATAGCACAAGAAGTACAAGGCGACGCAAAGGCACAGCAATACTTAAAAGAAAGCCTATTAAAAATAATAGGCGGACTCCAATAACAAGGGAGAATCACAATGTTGGATGCACTTAAATCATTATTTGAAAACAACGTGATTTCCGAAGAAATCAAAGCAGACATCGAGTCTGCTTGGAACGCCAGAATCGCTGAAAACCGCGAACAGGCTACTCAACAACTACGCGAAGAATTCGCGCAAAAATACGAGCATGACAAACAAGTAATGGTCGATGCAATCAATAACATGATTGAAGATCGTTTATCTGTCGAAATCCAAGAGTTTACAGAAGACCGCGCACAACTAGCAGAGGCGAAAGCCAAGTATGCTGTTGCTATTCGCGAGCATTCAAGTAAACTTAACGAGTTTGTATTGACTTCTCTTGCTAGAGAAATTTCTGAACTTCACGAAGATCAGAAAGTAATGGCTGAGAATTTTAGTAAGTTGGAGCAGTTTGTAGTCGAGGCATTGGCTAAGGAAATTGCAGACTTCTATGATGACAAGAAAGACTTGGCTGAAACCAAAGTTAAACTTGTTAAAGAAGCAAAAGAACAATTTGCTCAACTTAAGAGCAAGTTTGTAAAGACTTCAGCAGAATTAGTTGAATCTGTTGTAAAACAAGGTCTTGAGAAAGAGATTACTCAACTTAAAGAAGATATCGACCAAGCTCGTCAAAACGACTTTGGACGTAAGATTTTCGAAGCATTTACAACTGAGTATCAATCTAGTTTGTTGAACGAGAAATCAGAGACAAGCAAGTTACTCAAAGTAATCGCAGAAAAAGAACAAAAACTCGCAGAAGCACAGAGCATTATTTCAGAAAAACAATCATTAGTTGAAAGCAAAGAGCAAGAAATTACTCGCGCACAAGAAACTGCTGAACGTAAAGAAGTAATGAGTGAACTTCTAAATCCTCTAAACAAGGACCAAAAAGAAATCATGAGCGAGTTACTAGAAAGTGTGCAAACTGCAAAACTACGTACTAGTTTCGACAAGTACTTACCAGCAGTATTGAGTGGTAGCACACCGGAGAAGAAGAAGGCTCTTGTAGAGGCAAAAGAAATCACAGGCAACAAAGAAACCCATAGCATTAGTAGTGCTAATAGCCAGGCCGATGTAATTGACATCCGTCGCCTTGCTGGATTAAAATAAGGAGAATTTAAATGTCAGAACTACTAGAAAGCCGCTGGCAAGAAACTAAAGAGGCACTATTAGAAGGCCTTCAAGGTACCAAGCGCTCAGTGATGGGAGTTACTTTAGAGAATACTCGTAAGTATCTTTCAGAATCTGCAAGCACAGGTGCCACTTCTGCCGGTAACGTCGCAACCCTTAACCGCGTGATCCTTCCAGTGATCCGTCGTGTTATGCCAACAGTTATTGCCAACGAATTAGTTGGTGTACAACCAATGACTGGACCAGTTGGTCAAATCCATACACTACGTGTTCGCTACAGCGATACACTAAGTGGTACATATGGTGCTACCGCTGGTGAAGAGGCTCTAAGCCCATTCAAGATTGCAGAAGGTTATTCTGCAAATAACGGATCTGCAACTACAGCAGCCGCAACTGCCGCATTAGAAGGTGTTGCTGGTAAGCGTATGAGCATCCAAATCTTGAAGCAAACTGTAGAAGCCAAAACTCGTAAGTTGTCAGCTCGCTGGACTTTCGAGGCTGCTCAAGATGCACAAGCCCAACAAGGTATTGACATCGAAGCAGAAATCATGGCTGCTCTTGCTCAAGAAATTACTGCTGAAATCGACCAAGAAGTTCTAGGTTCCCTAGCAACTCTTGCAACATCTAACGGTAATAACCAAGCATTTGACCAGGCAACTGTGTCTGGAACAGCAACATTCGTTGGTGACGAACACGCCGCATTGGCAGTTCTAATCAACCGTGCCGCTAACGTTATCGCTCAGCGTACACGTCGTGGTGCAGGTAACTGGGCCGTTGTTAGCCCATACGCATTGACAATCCTTCAAAGTGCTACAACTTCTGCGTTCGCAAGAACAACAGAAGGTACTTTCGAAGCACCTACAAACACTAAGTTTGTTGGTACATTGAACAATGCTATGAAGATCTATGTTAACACATACGCATCTGACAGCGCATCAGTATTAGTTGGTTACAAAGGTTCTAGCGAATCTGACGCAGCCGCTTTCTACTGCCCATACGTTCCATTGATGAGCTCTGGCGTTGTATTAGACCCAACAACATTCGAACCAGTCGTGTCCTTCATGACTCGTTATGGATATGTTGAGTTGAACAACACAGCATCATCTCTTGGTAATGCGGCTGATTACTTGGGTACAGTTAGCATCGCTAACGCAACATTCCAGTAATCAACACTTAACTAAGTGTAACAAGGAAAGGACTCTTCGGAGTCCTTTTTCTTTTGTGGCTAAATACAATGTCTAAATTATATTCGCATTAGCGAACTTATGCAGAATCCCTCTGCGTAGACCTAAAACGTCAACATAAGGAGAAAACAAATGGGACGTCCATTAAAGAAAGATGTATACGGTACTAAAGTTACCCGTTCATTTACTACAGGTGAAGCAGGTATTGTAGTTCAAGGTTATTTCGGTGGCTCATTAGCCAGTGACTATCAAATCGTTAAACAACGTGGTAAGAGCACATACGTTGTTTTAAAGACATCAACAGATGCATTTAACGAAAGCGAAAGCATTAGTTCTATTACAGGTACTAACTTAAAAGTTGGTAAACTAGTTTCTGGTGAGCCAGCAGCCAACGGTGAAATTCGTATTCTGGGCTCTACAACTGGACAAACTCCAGGTACTACTGCTATTGCTAAGTTAACTAAGCGTCTTGCTTATGACTTCAGCGGTAACAAGTACAAGTGGTATTTGGACAACGATTCGTCAGCAGACGTATTAGTATTGATTCCAGTTTAATATAAGGGACTTAGGTCCCTTATTAAGGATTTGACATGGCAAGAATAGTTAAAATACAAGACTCCGATTATAAATTATCAGTTAATTCTGGCGGCACAATTACGCTGAATACAGGTAACCAAGTTGGTACAGTTCTTGTCACAGGTGATTTAACGGTACTAGGTAATACTACGTCGATACAAACAGCCAATGTAGAAATAGAAGATAAAATTATTCTATTAAACAGAGGCGAAAGCGGTGCAGGTATTAGCCCAACGGGTACTGGTGAATCAGGTATTCAAATATCTAGAGGTTCTAGACCTGATACATTCTTTGTATTTGATGAGTCAAAGAATTGGTTAGATACACAAACGGGTACTACACGTAGCGGACTATTTGTAGCAAAGAACGAAAATGATGAGTTAATGGGATTATTAACAAATTCCATTACCACAGACGGATACAATTTAAATTTATTAGGAACTGGCACTGCCGTAGTCAACGTTACTGGTACAGTAGACTATGAACAACAAGTGTTAGATTATAGTGCGCCAGGGTATCCTCCATTGGATCCAGATATTATTCCTAATATACAGGCGGTAACAGATTATGTTGGCGCATACTTTACAATCAATCCTCCATTCAAAATTCAAGATAGTGCTAAGATTGGCGGCGTAACAGTATTGTATGATTCATACTTAGAAGTCAGTGACTTTGAAGCAGATGGCGGCCCAAGTAACTTAACATTAACATTGGACAACGTTGTTAATGCCGCATGGTTTGTGGATAGATTTGAAGTACAGAATTTAAAGTTTTATAATGCTACTATTGAAAGTAGATTAAGTAACGAAGATTTAGTTTTACGCAGTGATGGTACAGGTTGTGTGGGTGTAGACGATCATTTTAAACTATACCTACAGACAGAAGATCCAGGAAGTGTAGCCAACGGTGTAAAACTTTATGGTAAAAATGAAGCCCAAGGTGGCACAGGATTGTTCTTTGTAAACTCAGAGAACACTCAAGATGAATTAATAAGTAAACGAAAAGCAATCGTTTACAGTAT